TTAGTCCTGGAGTATTTCCGTAGTCTACATAGCTAGGACTAAACCCAAGTGCATTGTCGTAAGCAGTACTTGAACTACGTCTAAAATCGAAAATACGATCGCCTACAAAATTACTGTTTGGGTATTTGTCCAGATTACTCAGTGAAGTAAGTGCAGTGTCATACAAACTAGTTAACATACTTGCGCTTTTGTGTGTTTTTTGTTGTGAGTAAATCCAAGCACTTCCATTCCAATGCCATTCACTTCCACTGTAAGGATCTGAGTTTAATTCATAAGGTAATTCTAAATTGTTGTATCCAAATAATACAACAACTTTATCGCCTTGGATAAGAGGTGTACTACTATCACCATATACCTCAGTTAAATTAATACTAGAGCCGACTCCGGTAACTTTGTATATTTTATTAGCAGTTGAACCGCCAGTGGTCCGAAGAAACATCACTGTATCGTTATTTTCTAAATTTTGACCTGAGATTTGTTGCCAGTATTTTTTATTTTCGTAATAACTAGGATTTTTTCCAACACCATGACTTTCTTGACATTCCCAATAAGTTGTGTCGCCAGTCATAACCAATTTTACTTTTTCGCTTTTAGTGAATCCTTTTTCACTCCACACTGTGTTAATATTATATGTGGCATGATTATACTCTGCCAGACCTGCAATATCAGCAAATGGATTAATCTCTGCTTCTATTAAATGATCTACATATGCGATATGACGTTGACCAAAGTTGTGTTTTTCAATGTTTGCACGAAATTCGATAATAGGTCTAACACCTCTAAAATTATCTGGCAAGTATGTACTTTGATCTAGATTTTCAAATGCCACAACTGCTAGTGCGGCAGTTTCGTGTATCCATAAATTACTTCTAGCCCATGCACTTTGATCTGTACTCCATCTTTGTTCTACTACGTAATCTCTTTCAGTCATACGGAACTCGCTCAAGTCGTACGGTGTGAAATCAAAACTAGTGCCAGCTGCATCAAATTCAGTAGGAACCAAGCTGCTATAAACTGTACGATTCATCCAATTGCGTTTGCTATATGTACCTTCAACTTGACCGCTTGTAAACTGGTTTGTTAATTTAATACCTTCGTTAGACCCAACTCCGTCTACAATATAAATGTCACCCACTGCGTAACTTCCGCTAGTGCTATATGCATAAAATGTATGAATTTCAATTTCATCATCCACTGCTGGTGCAGTTACAAATGTCACAACGCCGCTTGCACTGTTATAGGTGTAGTTGGCAGGAATGTCTTCTACAAGTTGATTATTTTTATAAACTTTAACTACATTACCCTTAACGACTGTAGCATTGAATGTTTGATTGCCCGGTACAGTTTGTAGTGTTCTATCAATCTGTGTTGGCATAAATCTAATACGCATGCCATTCATAAGTTCAAGTGTGTTGCCAGTACTCAATGTTGGTGTTGTATAGTACACATCATCGAAAATAGTGTCAATGTCAATAACATCCGAACTTGCGGGCTTAATACTACAAGGAGGTAAAACATCAACCGTCCAGAAATACTTTTGATAGTTAATAAACATGTCATAGTTAATTGGTAGATCTAAAGTATGACCTTTTTCATTTAGCAATTGATTTTGCTTGTTTACATTCACTCCATCAAATGCTAGAGTATTAATTAAATCGTCATATGTTAATGCTGACTCAACAACGCCGTCCTTATCTTTAATAACATTGCCAGGAACAAATTGATAGTTGTCACTTTCTCTATTGTCTCTGAGAAAGTTTACATCTGTGGCAATGTTTTTGCCTATCATATTATTGATGCTCATTAAACTACCACTACTCATTAATTGCTCGAGTGTTGTGTCTAAAAACTGTTTGTTTGAATCTGTTCTAAATATCGCAGGTAGAAACTCTGTAATATTTCTAGAACCTGTGAATTCACTACTTTCACCTGGTCTGGTAATTTTTGGTGCGTTTATTGGGGTTGACTTGCGTTCGCTCATGTAATACTAACTCCAGGATTTGCTGCTAAACTTGTTGGATTAGCAAGTGTTGTATTTGAAATTATAACGTTGCTGCTTTGCACAACTGGTAGAAATAGTTCGTCGCTATCGCTTGATATTTCAAATAAGTCTGTACTTTGTAAATCTTCACTAATTGGCTGAATTGTAATTTGACTAATCTGTCCAATCATGTTATTGTGTATGTAAGCTGCCATCTCAGTAAAATAGAAGTCTTCTCCGAAGTCCCAATTATCAACATTAAAGTATCTAGTAATAAGATTAACAATTCTATTTTGTATTTCGGTATCGCTCATTGTACTATTTGCAGTTTTAGTTACAACAAACCGTGCTTGAACTTCACTATTAGCTAAATCGCCGAACAGTAGTTTATACTTGACAGGTCTGTATATAACTTGATCACTGATGCTCTTCTTACTTTCTAAACTCTCAAATAATGTTGTTAGTTCGCTAACTGTTGGCGGATTGGGTTTAGTTTGACTTCTTCCGTCGTATATGCTCCAGGTCCTATAACTATTATCGTAACTACGCAATAATACATAGGTATCAATCATATTAGTAGTGCTAGGATCTATCAGTTGATTTAGATCAGCAATTCTCTGATATTTGGTTCTCAAGTTTCCTCTACCAGTTACTATTGTACTTCCATTATCATTATCTTGTACTACAAATGTATAACCATTTTCTGTAGTTGTTCCTAGATTGATGCTTTGATTTTTTGTTACATTTAAAAATGCTTCCGGGTCAGATGGATAACCATCATTGTCGGGATCAGCTAAAGTAACACGTATTTTATAAGGATCTGTAAATCCGTCATTGTATGTATAATATCCAAATGTATTGAATTTATAGTTTCTGCCCAAAGGTATTGCGTTTGTGCTGCTAGTAGGATTTATGTCTAATACCTCTACTGTATCTTTGTGCGGTTTAAGTGTTTCACTGCTAAATGTTTCTTCAAAATTTAAGTTGTTGAATCTTACTTCTGAATCACTACCAAATACAAATCTAGATTTTCTAGTTAGTATTTCCCAGTAAGTATTGTTATAGTTAATTCGGATCGTCCAACTGTTATCTCTGCCATTATTTGTATTATCACCTTCGTACAGTCTACTCCATTTGTCTACACTATTGTTGAGTACACTATTACTGGGCAGATTTGCACTATCTACCAACATCCATTCTTGGCTACTAGGATTAAATCTTAGTGCAAAATCCACATTTGATTCTAATTTAGAGATTAAACTATCTTTTACCGTTGTTGTTAAATCTGAGCTCCAGCTAGGAACAAGTCTCCTAATTCTAGCGCCACTTGGAATTACAGCATTGATACTTACTGAACCTTTGCCTGACGTATCAATTCCAGTAGGCGCTCCAGTGTTGTTGTCATTGCCAAGGCCATCTTTGAAAAGTTTTGTAACTCTTACCCATTTAGTATCTGCACTGTCCACTGTAACAGTAGCAACACATCCAGTGCCGCCGCCACCACTAATATTACACACAGTTGCTGATGTATAATTTTGGCCAGTATCAGTTATAGTAATACTAATAACTTTACCAGCACTAACATTGGCAATTGCAGTGGCGCCACTACCTGCGCCTAGAAGTGTAACAGTTGGTACAGTTGTATATCCGCTACCTTGGTCAACAACATTAATTGTTTTAACATATCCAATTTTATATGGAGCAGTAATAAATTCTGCTAATCCATTTACTTGTAGTTTGTGTAAGCTGTTAGTTGCAACACTTCCTAATCTCTGCACAAATGCATTATATGTGATATATCCTGTACAAGTGTTAGCACCTTTAGTAACTTGATTCCATCTAAACACACCGTCTTCGCTATTATTAGCATTGAACACATTAATACCCAAGCCAGCTTCACTGTAGCTGTTAGCTGCTATATGCAATCCACTGTATGTGTGTCTGTTATAATAAAAGTTTTTAAGTTCAGGGTTGTTCAATAGAGGTTTCAAAAACTTTTGATATATTTGATTACTATTATTACTAGTGGGTAAGTTAATTAAACTACGAGTAGTTACATTATCTTCGTACAGGTAACCATCAGTCAGATAGTTCACTGCATCGCTATAAGTTGCAGTTGGATCGTACAAATCTCTAAATCTACTATGTCCGCTGTGTACTCTGTTTACACTTTTTATCTTACGAATATTTTCACTTACTGTAACAGGAAAGATACTATAATCTTCTGCTGTTACCATTCTGTCTTGTGTAGCAAAAAAACGGCCTGCGTTTGCTTTTATACTATCTACACTTTCTCTAGTACTAGCATTAGTAACATTATTTTTAAGACTCAATGAGAGTCTTGCATTATGAGAATTCCCATCAGCACCAATATAAGTGAAACTGTAAGACGTTGAATTAAAATTGTCAGGATTTAAAGTGTAGCTTTCATTTAGTCCTGCCCGATACCAGACTCTGATAATACCTTTAGGTATGTTACCAAAATCTCCGTCTGCAAAAACAATACTGATTTGATCATCTTCTCTACTAGCCACAGTATAGATATCTCTAACACCATTTTGACTTGCATTAAAAATTGCATTAAGTCCGAACAGTCTATCAACTCTACTCCATGTTTTTTGAACAGTTCCTATTTCGTCGATACTTTGTACCCAAATATTTCCATTACTAATATTTTGTTCATTGATATCTATTACCATATTAGGTAAACCGTCATTGATATTAAAGTCCTGATATTCCAATGTACCTTGTTTAAATCCTACAAAAAATCCTGTATTTGCACTTGCAAATCCACTGTTGTCATTTTTGTAAAGTATGTCTATAACACCATACGGGTCCGGGTCTTTTTCAATTAAATTTTTGTTGTTGTAAGCTACACTATGTAAACTAAACCTAGCACTACTGCCATTAACAGAATTACTGAAACTTTTTGTAGTTGTATTATTAATACTGGTAGTTCTATAAATCTCGTTTGTTATACCGTTATTACTAAATTTACTAAACGGAGATCCAAACTGACTTGTACTTTGAAAAATTGCATTCATCACTGTGATAAAATTTTGATAAGCGTCTGGGTCTACTAAGTCTTCAAACTGTAGTGTAGTGTTTGCAAGACTAACACCATTGACATCATAGATTGTTTCGTCAGTTGTAATACTATCTACTTTTAAATAACCACTAGCAACAATATTTCTAGTAGGAGTATAACCTAAGAAATCAGCAATACGTAGGGCGCTTTCTCTACGTTCTGCTGTACTTAAATAATTCTCTCTGCTTGCTAAATCTGCTCTGAATGCTAAATTATGACCTAAAAAAGCCATAAGTTCAATTAAACTTACAAACTCACTTGAACTAATCCAGTCATTGAAATTTTCTGGATAGTTATTGTTGATGTAATCAACCATGCTGTTACGTATAGTTTCAAAATCGTATGCTTGAAAATTAGCTTCGCTAAAACTTTCGTATACAACACTAAAATCTTCTGCAGCAAATAAACTGCTTTGTCTTGCGCCCTGTGCCATTATGTTATCTCGCCTACATATGTTAAGAACAGCTCTTCTGCTGTTCCGGTGTCGTCATACCTTAATCTTACTTTAATTTGTAAAGTATGATCATTGGGTTTACTTAATAGTGTTTCTAGTGCAATCCATCTAGGATCGTTATTAATAATACGATTGACGTCATCTAATGCTGCTGACTCTGTTTCACTGTCAAGAGGTTCAAAAACTAGTTCATGCAGTATACTTCCAAACTCTGGGTTCTGCACTCTCTCACCCCGACGAGTGTAAAAATGATTCATTAGGTCACGTTTAGCAAGTTCTGAGTCTACCAGTGTCTTGCTAGCTATAACTGTGTCGATTGTACTATATCCATAATATGTTGCCATACTACTATTTATAGCAAAATTAACTACTCAGTTTATATTTTAATAGTAATATCTATTAAATCACCACTTACAAGGGGGTGTGTGATAGTTAATGTCGTATTATCTACAGTATAATCATAATACAACTGAATCTGTTGTCCATTTATCAATACTTTTATTTTTTCAACAGGATATACACTCGGATCTTGAGTAAGTTTAAATTGTGTAGTGTTGCCATCCGATTCAAATCTCTGTTGTACAAGTGTATCGTTATACTTTTTAACAATATCTCGTTTAATTCCTTCTGGCGTATAAGGTAGAAAATCGCCAGTTTCTGCAAAATATGCAAAACGGGCAAAACGTAATTGTTGACTATCTAGTAATCTTAATTCGTTTTTCTTACGCATGTCATGGATACCTTGTGTCCTGAGCCATATCCTGTCTTTGAATGAATCATAATCTGCTAGTCTTAATAATTTTGCGCAGAGAACAGATTTTTCTTTGTTGATCGTACTTCTAGACATCATGTCTGCAACACTGTCCCAGTTTTTATTCTGTATAACAGATCTTAAATCATAATGACCTTCAGGAGATGCTACTGTGTAAACATTCCCTGTTGTCCAGTTAAACAGCACAATAGCATCATATTGATTCTGTGTAATTTTTAAAATATCTAAATTAGATATTGATTTTAAAACTTTGCTGTTTTCATTTTCCCATTGTAATATCCAGTCATTGTATGCTTGTTGTTCTGTTACACCGTTTGCGAAATTACTTTCGCCATATCCTGCGGTGTCGTAAGCATTATATCTACTAAAATTTAACGCAACACTTCTGACAGATTCGCTCGCACCTATTGTAGTAATATCTATTAAGGTGTCATACATAGTGTCATCTTTTACAACATAGTCTGTCCACACTGTGCGGAAGTATTCAGGAACTTCAGTTAACATTACAAAGAACCTCCCCGACCTCTGAGCCAACCTCTTCCGGTTCTCGGATTTAACATCTTATGACCGTCTGGTTCTACAGAACCAAGTCCACTATTTTTATTAGTGTTTACAGTTTGGGGCTTTATTTCGTCGTAACTATGAGATTTATTACTTTGTAGTTTGTTTAAGTCATAGTCTTTGGCAGTTTTATTTGTTATACTACTTGGTGCTTGTACAGCTATATTACTTTGTTCTTCTGTGTGTCCGCCCCACGGCTCATGTTCTGGTACTCTGCCAGCAATACTTTTCTTAACAGTTGTGTTACTTGTTAAATTTTGAGTTACTGTTTTTGTAGCAGGCGTTGCAGGCGGGCCGTTAAGATCGATTAATCCATCAGTACTAATCCTGACATTTCCTCTGGCTTTGATATGTCCATTCATATCAGTAGTAAGTTTTATATCTTTTGCACTGTGTACGTTTAGTTCGCCTGTTGCATTTTCTATCTTGATACCTTCTGATCCTCTTGATTTAATATTAATGTTGTCTGCATCTAAGTTGAACGTGCCTCCTACATATAAATTAAAATCATCTTCGCTGTGTAGACTAATTCTGCTTTCACTGTAGACATCGATGTCGCCTGCAGAGTTCATTTGTATCCAACTAGTGCCGTCGTGATTGCCAATGTATACAATATTACTAGTATCATTTATTAATACCTGGGCGCCGCCTTTGCTTCTCCAGCGCATTAGTTTATTTTCGCCTGCTGATCTATTTTTATCAGCAACTAATACATCTTCATCATTGCGGGTGCCATCATCCATAACAAAACTATGTCCACCAGGTGTGTTAAACCCAAATAAATTTATAGGAGATTCTCTTCTAGATCCACTACTAGTTAATCCTCTAACACTATCTAGTCCAAGCCCTTGTATTGCTAATTGATCTGATACAGGGTGTCTGACTTTTTCTGTAGTATCTGACACAGCGACACCTGCATCTAAACTAGGACCAATGGTTGTTTGGCCGCCTTCTGCTAATTCGTGTGCAGGTAGACCTGGTATTTGGCCTGCTCTGCCAGCGTCTGGTAATACGCCTAATAAGAATCCCTCTTGGTCAGCGCCTGTAAATGCAACTAGTACTTCACTACCTGGGGCTGGAGGATGCGTTATCATACCGTACTGATTACTATATCCACTGTCTTGTATCGAGCCGCCAAAATTCATCATGCGTCTAACTCGATGATATTGTCTTCTAACATCGTCGTTATCTTTTTCAGTAATAACTTGGTGACCTATTAGTTCTACATTAATGTGGCCTTGGAATGTATCATCTTTAATAGCTACTACTTTTGCAACAAATACACCGTTAAGTTGCATAATTGCGCCAGCACTACCTCCTCGATAATACCTATCGGGAATGCCAGTACTTTCATTGTCTTTGCCTGTGTATCTCATACTATGCTCTTCCTTGTGCTATATCTGCTAACCATTTTGGTGCGTTTCTAGATCTAAACGTACCATTGTCTAATGGGCCGCCCCAGTATTGTGTATACCCTCTTTCTGGATAAGAACGGTCGATATGAAATGTATTGTCTCCCATGTATCCGTTGCCTGCGCCTATTCCGGTTGCACCCGCTAAACGACTTTGGTTTATAAAGTTTTGTATTATGGGTAAGTCATTGGGGTTGTTGGTATCCAATGGTGTCGATCTTCCTGGAACAAATAACTGAACATCTGCTGCCATACCGTTATCGTGTCTGTGACTTCCTGTTCTATTAGGGCCACTGCTTGATTGACCGCCACTGGTAACAACAACATTTACACCACTGTTTATACCAGCTGTTTCTAGTATCCTGACCACACTGGGATCTACTGCTTGATTTCTAATACCGCTTTGCGCTTGTGTAACTACTCCAGACCCAGTTCCGTTTTCAAATTCGCCAACGCCACTACCGCTCGGAGTGCTGGTAGTTGATCCTTCGCTGCCGCCGTCGCCTTGTTCTTCATTGACAAATCTGTCAGCAAGTTGATTATATTCATTGAGATCAATTTGACCAGATGTAAGCTCAGATAATACCAATCCAACATTGGCATTAGTATCTCTAAATGTATCTAACATCATTATAAATTGTCCATCTTGGTATCTTGCTTGCACTTGTGTTACTCTATACAATCCTGTTATACCAAAATCTTTTTCTGGTATGTTTACTAGTCCTGTGTTATCTTCTGGATAAGTTGGAAAATTTAAGTCTAAGAAAAAGCTATTGCCTCCTCTGGTATATTCAGCATTATTTTGATTATTTTTATTACCTGCGCCTTTGGGTTTACCAAGCCAATAAGGATCACCTCTAACTGTAATTATCATGGTTGCTAGATCTGCTAAACTATTAAGGTTAATTTCAACTGCGCCTAACATAACTGTACCTGCACTATCTCCCTTGTCGGGTCCAGCAGTAGCTTTACTATTAACAGCATTTGCTATAAAAGTTAATGGCAAATCATCTGCTTCGTTAAATGCTCTATCAACAGCAGCAGTACTTACTACATCACTTTGAGTAATGTATCTATTTTGTAAACGTTGAAGTCTAGGCGTAACTTGATTATCCTTTAAGAATTGTTCACTTAGTTTGGATTTTTCATCTTCAACACGAGCTTGTTCTTGCCCCAGTTGTTCTGTTGTTTCGTTAATAACAGCTATATCATTTAATAATCTATCTCGCAGTGTAGGGTTGTCATGCAACGGGTGATCACTAAGTGATCCAAGATCCCTTTCTAATTTGCTTTTTTCACGGATAAGTTTATCTATTTTTCCTTTTATCTCATTTAACGTTCCGATCTTATCAGCTACCGGCTGTAGTCGTGAATTTATTTTTGCAAACAGTTGATCGCTGTATTGCAAAGCACCGTGGTTTAATGCTTGTAATTGATAGTAGGTATTGTTAAGTTGTATATCTAGGTTTAATACTTCAGTGTTTAAACCTGTATAAGTGTAGTCGAATTTTTTCCTCAATAGCCCATTGCGCACAATGTTTTTGAGTCTTTCTTGTTGTAGTGTTTTGGTTTTATAAAGTTCTAGATAACTCACTGGATCGTGTATAAGTTCTGGGGTAATATATTGTCCTACTGTATACTTTATAAATTTTTGATAATGCTTACGTAACGGATCATAGTTCTGATATGCAACATCTGTTGCGAGTTTCATCCAGCTGGAAAGTTTTGATAATTTTTCAGGTCGAGCTTGCCCGTCTTCAGGATTTTGTTTACCACTACTACCGTCGAATATAGGCAGCTTTTGAAATTCTGTCGTTTGATATAATGCAGTAGCAAGTGCTGCAACAATACTTGTACCTTGTGGAAAATTAAATTTTAGTGTTCCGTTACCACTGACACTTATTGCTCTAGTGCCTGTCTGATCGTCTATGCCTTGTGTAGCGCCAAATTCCCAATCTCCCCAATGGCTAACTTCTTGATCTAATACAAATTCATATCTATTAGGAAAAATCTGAGAAGTACTAGAACTTACTCTGTGTAATTCTTGTTGTTGGACTTTTTCTTGAAATGCGTTTAAAAAATCACCATATGTACTAGCTTCTACATCTATATCTGATGGCAAATGCAAACTAACTTTACTGTATGCATCATTTTCTACTTCGATAAAATTCCCAACATACGTAGTCCCGCCGTCTCTGTAGTCTAAAGTTAAATCTGTTAATATACAACTGTAATAATATGGTCCTATTATATTACTAACAGCTACACCATCGTCAGTATATCCTTTAAAGTTAAGTTCTAACAAGTATGTTGCTTTTAGGTGATTTTCAATATCTAACTTTCTAGCAGCAAATAGTATTCTATTAAACAGTGTAACACCACCAGGTTCTACTAGACGGATATTAAATTGGTTAGCTACACTATTTCTATCTGCTTTTGAGAATGCCAGTACCATATTCTGCTCAACGCTTTCGATATTGATTTCAGTTTCAACTCCGCTGTCAGCTAATACAATAGTACGACCTGCTTTTATATTATCATCAAATTTAGTAGCTGCTGCAGGATGCACCATGTGAATCTTCCAATTATATGTGTAATTGGCAAATTTGTTGAGTATATTTTCTTCGTAGAAATTTGTTGCGGCCATTAATTAACTCCCGAAGGATTGAATGTTTTTGGTACTTCAATTATCTTTCCACTGGTAAAGTCCATTATCGGGTCTTTGATTGCATCTCTATTGTAGTGTACAAATATCCACCATAGTCTACTATTACCGTATAAATCGTGTGCAAGTAAGTCAGGACGTCTATTATATTTTTGCTGTATAACTAGCTTTCGTTTTGCTGAGTTTAAATTCTTAGAAGTAACAGTAGGATTATATAATTCCAAATACTTTCTATTCACAGCAGTATTTGCATAATTACTACTTTGTCTATACTTAGGAGTTGCCATTAGATAAACCCTCCTGTGTATGCATTACCATTAATAAATTGTCCAGTACTATATTCATTCTTCTGCCTATCGGGTGTGTTCTGAACCATAAGATCAATTGCAAAGCTCATAACTGTGGGAATCTGTTGTCCGTTTACATCTTTGAGATCTACATTACTATCAAATGTAGTACTAAAATTTGAAATAACAACTCTAATTCCAGACGTACTACTTATTGCTTGTGGTGCACCTAATACTTGCGATCCGAAACTACTAAATCTTAAAACAGGAGGTGGCGTGCCTGCTACAGGTACATTACCTATGTCGCCTCTGCCGCTAAACATTTTTGTTACACTTCTGAAAAAATGTAGTACAGCTAGGGTATATTCAGCTTCTTCTTGTGTAACACTAGCAAATTGTGCCATAAGTTGTATACCAGGAGATGGTGTATTTCTATAAGCATTGTATGTATAATTGGTGTGTGTTAAGTCGTAAGGACTATAATTTACACTTTGACTATATGTGATATCAGGCTGATAAGGAAATACTATACCAAGTCCTGCACCGCTAGCAGTTCGCAACGGAGCCAATAAAGGACTATCATAGTAACCAACTGCACCTTTGGGCAACATTAATCTAGTTTTGTTTTCAGCTAGCACTGCCATTTAGTTTATCCTTAATAAAATTAAACACGTTTTCATTGATACTTCCAAAAAACTCTCTGAACTTCATCATTTTTTGATTGTCGTTGAGACTTTGATTTTTCATAGCTTTTCTAAAATCAGTAGCACTCATGCCACCTTCTTGTATCGGAACTTCGAGTATATATCCTGCTTGATCACTGGGTACCATTTCAGCACCAGGAGTATAATCTCTGAGATAGTTGCCGCCTTTTAAGCGTCCTGCATCTTTGGCACTGAATACCAATACAATAGCAGTGTTATTTGGGTCTTTGCCTGTTAAACTTACATCTGGTCTATAAGGACTGGTCTTAACAATCTGGTTAGCAGGTATATTAAACATCTCTGTCATAAGCCCTGTTTTTTCTTCGTAGCTGAATGGGTCTTTTTCAGGAGTTGCATTCTTGGCTATTATAGTAGCGATAAATACGTTAGAGGAGCCAAACTGTTCTACTAGATCCATATAAACTTTATGATGACCTTTATGCATAGGCTGAAACCTGCCGCCGTAAAAAACAGCAATATCAGTTGCTATATCTTCCGTTAAATGTGTGTATCTCATCAAACTCTCCTATATATGTATTTATAGCAGAATTAAGTGCGTACTGATTGACAAATTGAATTATCGAACATATACTATAACTAATTTTAAGGAAACACTATGAAAAAACAGAAATATTTAAACAACAAAGACATGCTTAAAGAGATACACAAAAGTAAACTCAGTTTTTGTAGCAGTTTGGACAACGAATATAATAGGTTTGATACAATTGTCGAAGACATTGCAGATGTGCATAATCCTGAATTTATACAATTAGCTAAAGAAAGCAGAGCTCATCAGCTAAGTTTACAAGCATATGAAACAGCATATTGGGATTGGCACGACAACAACGGCAAAGCTAGTCAGAAACCCAAGCAGATTACATATAAAATTGATCCAGATACAATTGAAGAAAACACACTTATTTTTCGTTTGATGACATTTGATCATGTACCACTAGAGCCTGGTAGAAAAAGCAAACCTAAAACTACCGCAGATCATCATGCAAAATGTAACTTCCCTCCTTTTCAACACTATGCTTATGTGAACGGAGAACTTAAAGAAGTACTCCGCAGTCACTGGGATGGTGGGTTCGACAACGGACATTTTAATGTACAGCATGGTACTATTACTAATAACCTAGCAAAAATGTACATCAAACTATGCGAACGTTACAGTATGCGCAGCAACTGGCGTGGTTATACATATGTAGATGAAATGCGTAGTCATGCACTGCTACAGCTATCGCAAATTGGACTACAGTTCAATGAACTTAAAAGTCAAAATCCGTTTGCATATTATACTGCCGCAGTTACAAACAGTTTTACAAGAGTGTTGAACTTGGAAAAGCGTAATCAAAACATCAGAGATGACCTACTACAAGAAAATGGTCAGATGCCTAGCTGGACACGCCAAATTGAACACGAAATGGCAGAACGTGCTAAGTGGGACGAAGCCGCAGACAAAGAACGCAAAGAACACGGCTTCAACATTTAGGTTGACATCACATACATTATCAGTTAATGTAAGTACAAAGTAGACATTCTTTGAACGGAGAACCATGACATTCTTTAGTAAAGCCGCATGTTTTACAGACATACACTTTGGCAACAAAAACAACAGCAAACAACACAATCGAGATTGTGCCGACTTTGTTGATTGGTTTATTGAACAAAGCGAAGATTGTGAAACCTGCATATTCTTAGGCGATTGGCATCATCATAGAGCCAGCGTAAATGTTAGTACACTCAATCACAGTGTTGAAAATGTAGGCAAACTCAGTCGTGCATTCAAGCATGTGTATATGATTATGGGCAATCATGATCTATACTATCGTGAGAAACGTGATCTAAACAGTTTACCATATGCAGGACTGTTTGAAAATGTAACACTAGTTGAGGATATGTTGGTGCAAGACGATATTGCACTTGTTCCTTGGCTAGTAGGCGACGAATGGAAAGGCTTACAAAAGACAAAGTGTCGATATATGTTTGGACACTTTGAACTTCCTTTCTTTAAGATGAATGCAATGGTTGAGATGCCAGATCATGGCGGCATCAATGCACAACATCTACAAGGCCCCGAGTATGTGTTTAGTGGACACTTCCATAAACGTCAAGCCAAAGGCAACGTACACTACTTGGGCAGCCCGTTTGGTCATAACTATGCTGACACATGGGATGACGACAGAGGCATGATGAAACTGGAATGGAATGGTGTACCTGAGTATATAGATTACCCAGGCCCAAGATACAGAACTGTTCCTCTTAGCAGACTAATTGACGAACCTGACGTTATTCTAAATCAACACACTTATTGTCGTGCTACACTAGACATTAACATCAGTTACGAAGAAGCAAGTTTTATCAAAGAAACTTTTAGCCAACAGTACAACGTTAGAGAGATAGCGTTGATCCCCAGCAAAAAGGAAGAACATGCTCAGGATTGGAAAGTTGTAGACGATATCGAGGTTGAAAATGTAGACCAGATAGTGTACAATAGTTTAAACGCTGTAGACAGTGAAATGATAAACAAGAAAATTCTAGTAGATATATATAACTCCCTATGATTACATTAAATGACTTAACCGTAAAGAACTTCATGAGTGTCGGCAACGTTACACAAGCTGTGCGTTTCAATGACAATGGACTAACATTGGTACTAGGTAATAACTTAGACTTAGGCGGAGATGGAAGTAGAAATGGTACTGGTAAGACCACTATCATTAATGCACTCAGTTATGCTATATACGGAAACGCACTCACAAACATTCGCAAAGACAATCTTGTTAATAAAACCAACAGCAAAGGTATGTTGGTTACGCTGGATTTTGAAAAAGATGGTGTAAAATATCGCATCGAACGAGGCAGAAAGCCTAATGTGCTTAAATACTATGTCAACGAACAAAACGTCGATGATGACGAAGCACAAGGTGAGAACCGTCAAACTCAAGCACAAATAGAAAAACTATTTGGTATGAGCCACGACATGTTCAAACACATTGTTGCACTTAACACATATACCGAACCTTTTCTCAGTATGCGAGCAAATGATCAACGAGCAATCATTGAACAGCTACTAGGTATTACAGAACTTAGTGAGAAGGCAGAAGTACTAAAAGAACAGCAAAGGCTGACAAAAGATGCAATCAAGCAAGAAGAATATAGAATTAATGCAATTGAAGAAGCAAATGCCAGGATTGAAAAAAGTATTAGTGATCTGGAGCGGAGACAAAATATCTGGCGAGACAAACAATCAAATGATGTCGAAGTTATTAAGAACCAAATTAACACCCTCGAAAAAATAGATATACAAACCGAGCTTGACAATCATGCACTACTAAACGATTACCTCGAAAAGAAAACACAAGTAACTACATTAGAAACAGAAATTACAAAACTAGTAAACAGTATTACTAGAGAACAAAAGCGTTTAGAAAAGGCACAAAAGGATTTAATAGCAACCCAACAGCATGAATGTTACGCATGTGGTCAAAGTATACACGACAGCAAACACGAGGAAATACTTAAAACAAAACAAGAAGCAGTCGCCGAGTCGCAACTACATATCGACACCGATACTGATCTTAAAACAGAATATCAAAGTGCATTAGTGGAACTTGGAGAACTGGGTATGATGCCAGTTACACATTATAACAAACTGCAAGAAGCACTAGAACATCAAAACACTGTTAATAATTTAAAAACAGAGGCTGAACGCATTGCATCAGACACCGACACTTATCAGGAACAAGTTGATGCATTACGTGAAACAGGTATGCAGGAAATTACTTGGCAAGATATGAATGACTTGACTGTTCTCAAAGATCATCAAGACTTCCTATACAAACTGCTAACAAACAAAGACAGTTTTATTCGAAAACGTATCATTGAACAGAACTTGCAATATCTAAACAGCAGACTAGCTTATTATTTGACTAAACTAGGATTGCCGCATGAAGTGCAGTTCCAACCAGACTTAACTGTGGAGATCACCGAGCTTGGCAGAGAGTTAGACTTTGATAACTTGAGTCGTGGAGAACGCAACAGACTTATACTTGGTTTAAGTTGGGCGTTTAGAGATGTATTTGAAAGTATGAATACACCAATGAACTTTCTTGCTGTCGACGAACTTATTGATAGTGGCATGGACACTAACGGAGTAGATGCAGCATTAGGAGTTCTCAAAAAGATAGAACGTGAGCGTAACAAAAATATCTTCCTTATCTCACACAGAGATGAACTTGTAGGTCGTGTAAACACAATACTGCAAGTTGTTAAAGAAGGTGGGTTCACAACATTTAGTACAGATACGGAGTTTGTAGATGCAGAATGATGACGATTTTAATATATCAGACATATCATTAACCAGTTTTAATAACAAGGATGTTAAAGGAGACGATGACTTCGACAGTTGGATATCATCCAACAGTACAGTTACTTGTACTTCTGATACTAGCACAACACCTGGCACTTTTACATTCGACAACAATTACACTATTACTGATAGTAGTATGAGGTCGACAAAAAAGATAAAAGATTTAAAATATTGTATGCCAATAGATTTGCTATACAAATGGTTCCCACAAGAAGTAAAGGAGTACGACGATTATGACGACCAAGTTCCTTTTTGATGTAGACGGTACACTTACAGATGCACGTAAACCTATCGATCCCGAATTTGAAAAGTTTATGTTGGATTTTATTTGCAATCATCACTGTATAATTGTAACAGGCAGCGATAGACCTAAAACACTAGAACAGATTGGTTTAACACTCACTAATACATTTAGTAGGGTGTATCATTGTAGCGGTAATCACATGTTTGTTGGTGCACAAGAACAACGTAGAAACACATGGAGTCTATCAAAAGAGCAATATAAATTTTTAGAAGATCAGCTTGACAGAATCGAGTATTCAGAAAAAACTGGTAACCATATTGAACAAAGAATAGGCACTGCCAACTTTAGTATTTGCGGGCGCAATGCTGATTGGCAACAACGTGCTCAATATGTAGAATGGGAAGAACACAATCATGCTAGAGAAATAGTAGCACTTGCATTCAATGAACAGTTTGATGATGTTGTTGCACAAGTTGCCGGAGAAACTAGTTTAGATATTTTTCCTATAGGCTGTGATAAAGGACAAGTACTCGACGACTTCAAAGACTCAAGAACTATCTTCTTTGGAGACAATTGCTTTCCTGGCGGAAACGATCACTCTGCTGCACAAGCAAGCACACATTTTCATCAGATTGACAGAGGTTATAAACAAACCTGGGAAATCTTAAAAAAGAAGTACATTTAGGTTGACATTGATGGTACAAGGCATATATACTAATTACTATATAAACACATGCAATGGACTTATCAAGGAAAACTCGTTGAACAGATATCAGAGGAATACGTAGGATTCGTATACCTCATAACCAATACCACGAACGGCAAAAAGTACATTGGCAAAAAACTGGCACAATTTAAAGTAACTAAAAAACCACTCAAAGGCAGAAAAAACAAAAGGCGTTCAACTAAAGAAAGTGACTGGAAGACCTACTGGGGAAGCAGTGACAAGTTAAACGCAGATGTTGAAAACTTAGGCACAGAAAACTTTACAAGAGAAATACTTTACTTCTGCACAGGCAGAGGCGAAATGAGTTACCTAGAAGCCAGGGAACAATTTGATCGTAAAGTTTTAGAAACAGATGAATATTACAACGGCATAATAAATGTCCGCGTCGGCGGATCTAAGGCACTTGTAGAATCTCTAAACAGACACCAGTCATAACATACCCTCTTTACAAAAAGCATTGAGAAGTCGCAATTAAATTTGTTAGACAACGGAACTTGCTGAGGGACACAAACCAAAAGAGTGGGCTCTACTGTGCCATTGTAACCCACGGATATCCAATAATGTTGACGTTATAGCATTTGGAGTTTCTGCGTCTTAAGCAGTGAGTAAAGGGGTAGCGCAAGACCGCCTCTGCCTAGCAATAGGTTTCACTATAACGGAGCGATCTGGAGCGGGGTAATGACCTTTAGCTTTTTTTTTGTACTTGGCTTTAACAAGCTAAGTGCGACTGAAAACAGGGTAATAACTAATCATAATAAAAATTATATCTAAGAAAGAAATATCATACGAAATGAAATGAGTATGACGATGAGCTTTAGCTCTTCGAAGAAACATTAAAAAGTTTTACGATTAGTTCCTTTAGATTGTTCTCTTGCTTGTTTTTCTAATTCACCTTTTTCTTGCATACATTCTTGAATCTCTTTAACTTGTTCCATTGTCATATTATGTAAGTCTTGAACTGTATAACTTCCATTGGAATAAAGTGCTATTTGATTAACTACTTTGCGTATTTTTTTGCGTTCTTGATCATAACTTTCAACTAACTGATTTATTTTTTCAGGAGTTACTGCTCTAGTAATCTGTTGCCGAAAAAAAAAGCTGGATTAAACTCGACTCTGCCTTTGAAACTTTGTAAACATTCTTCGTTGTTGCATACAAAATCAAATTCGTTAGAGATTCCGTTTTGATTGGCTTCTCCGCATATTTTTTGTAGTGTATCGACAACTTGTTTGTTACTGTTAGATAGCCATTGTATAATATGTTCCATGTCTACAACTTTTGTATCATCTGGTAATTTTATGTATTCAATCGCATCAGCTAGTATTGCTAATTGTGCAGCGGCAGCTATTTGTATACTATCACCATATCTTTTTTTCAAATCGTCAGTTAACGTACTATCTTGATTTTGTATTTCTTGTAACATTCTGGCTGTTTCAACAGTCTTTAGTGTATTTGCTGATATACTTTTTAATGTGTTGGGTTTGATAGAGATGACTAATTCTTGTAGTTCTATCTCTTTTTTATCTGTGTTAAATGTAACATTGCTTAATACTTGCGCTAGATTAATTTCGTAACTGTTTGGTGTTTCGCAGTGTGTACACTGTGTTTCTACTGACATTTTTTTATCGTAAGTTGCAGCTCTACTTGCTAGTAAAAGTACATCTACATCTGGCATAGCTATTTCGTAAGGATCTGCAATGTCTGGACAAATACTTTGAAACAGTTCAAATAAACTCTCACCGTTGTACAAGCTGTCAGGTATATTCATACGTATTTCATCTTGTAATGTCATTGGGTATACGCCGATCTCACCCTCTTGTGTTAGCTTTGGAGGCGTGGTATACCATTTACCTTGTGTGGGTAATTTCACGTATATTTCTTTATTTCGATAGAAATTTGCTAATGGATTATCTGACATGTTTTCGCCTATAAATAACAGTATATAAAAGTATTTATCATAGTTAAGTGAGCAGTTAATGGCAATAATTTCAATACCAATAGGAGGTAGACCTGTACCAATAGAAGTACCCGATTTTGCTATGGAAGGCACTCAGCGAGATATATTAGACGTATCTAAAAGTATACGTGATGCGTTAGGTGGTGTTAAAACAGGCAGCGATTCTACCCAACGAGCAGTTAATAATTTGTCTAGAAGTATAGAACAAGGTAATGCTGCACAAAAAAGTTTGTTGAGTAAAATGACTTCTCGAATGAATATCGGAGGAGCGTCCGAAGCGGTTGCTGGAATATCGAGATTAGGTGACGAAACTAAAGCTGGTGCTTTCAGTAAACGTATTTTTGATGCTATGGGCATGGCAAACTTTGGCCTTCAATTTGGCATGGCATTCGGATACGCTGAAGAACTAGGCGAAGTAATGAATAAAGTTGCTAGAACTGGTGTTAACTTTGGCGACAGGTTAATTGAAGTACAAGCACAAGCAGGTAGTCTAGGACTTACACTTGATCAATTTGGTAAAATAGTCGGCACTAACGGCGCAGTGATGGCAGGACTAGGAGACACCACAAGTCAAGGCATGCAACGATTTTTAGATTTAGGAAATGCTGTGCGTGACGGCACCAGGCAGTTTGGATTCTTTGGAATGAAGTCTGACGAAATGGCTATGGTATTAGCAGATGAATTAGAAATTAGACGTCAAACAGTCGGCACTGAAGGGCTGAGAAACCTTAAAACTGGTGAGTTTACTGATCAGATGGTCGAAAGTCTAAGAATTAACGAAGCAATGGCAGCTATTACAGGGCAAGACGTACAAGAACGAAGAAAAGCAGGTTTGGAAGCTCGCAGGGGTGCAGTAGCACAAAGTTATCTGTCAGAGCAAACCATGGCTACCCAACAACAATTCGCAAAACTAGCAGAGTCTCTAAGTACACTAGGTCCTCAGGGTAAAGAGCTAAGTGATGCTATACTATCAGGGATAGCGACTGGCATGGATCCTAGAGCATTTGCTCCTAAACTCATCGCTTTTTTAGGAGATGGTGCACAGGATTTAATTGACTTTGCAACTAATAGTCTTGGTGATGCCTCAATAAGCACAGAAGATTTTGCTATACAAAGTCAAGCACTAGTGACAAATCTTAAGAACACTAGTATACTAAACGGACAACAAGCAAGAGTAATGGCAGTTTTTGGAGATTCGTCTGCAGAAGCACTACTAGCTATTGAAACTAGAACTCAAGCAATCGACGATGTTACTAAAGCATATCAAAAGGCAGCAGAGGAAATGGTAGGAGATGCAGAAAAAAACAAAGGTATTCGAGGTCTCGCTAGTACTATGGATGAAGTTGCAGCCTCTATAAAAGCTGCGACAGGTACATTTATTCAATCGATGACAGGATCTGATGGGATAGCAAATCTAGGCGAAGCCATTAGCGGTATGGCCGAGGGATTCAGTAGTACGCTCGCTAAGCCTGATAGTGAATTTAATAAGTTAATTAAAGCTGCTGGCGCAGCATTTGGACAAACGGCTATACGTCCGATGATGAGATTATTAGGTATAGAA